GGTCCTCAAGGTTCTAATGGACTTGCTGGACCTAATGGATTAGCTGGTCCTAATGGTGATGCTGGTTCTAATGGACTTGCTGGACCTAATGGATTAGCTGGTTCTAATGGACTTGCTGGTCCTCAAGGTTCTAATGGACTTGCTGGACCTAATGGACTTGCTGGACCTAATGGATTAGCTGGTCCTAATGGTGATGCTGGTTCTAATGGACTTGCTGGTTCTAATGGACTTGCTGGACCTAATGGATTAGCTGGTCCTCAAGGTTCTAATGGACTTGCTGGACCTAATGGATTAGCTGGTCCTCAAGGTGATGCTGGTTCTAATGGACTTGCTGGTCCTAATGGATTAGCTGGTCCTAATGGACTTGCTGGTCCTGATGGATTAGCTGGACCTCATGGATATATTGATATTAGTGATAATTTTATTACAACTGCTAAACTTGCCGATGGTGCGATTACAACTGCTAAAATTGCCGATGGTGCTATTATGACAGCTGATATTTCTGATAACGCTATTACAACTGCTAAAATTGCTGATGGTGCGATTACATCTGCTAAAATTGCCGATGGTGCTATTATAACAGATGATATTTCTGATAACGCTATTACAACTGCTAAAATTGCTGATGGTGCGATTACATCTGCTAAAATTGCCGATGGTGCTATTATAACAGCTGATATTTCTGATAACGCTATTACAACTGCTAAAATTGCCAATCTCGCGATTACAAGTGGTAAAATTGCCGATCTCGCGATTACAATTGGTAAAATTGCCAATGATTCTATTAGTTCTGGTAAACTTTCTGTTGGTTCTGTAATTACTACTAAAATTGCCGATGGTAATGTAACTACTGCTAAAATTGCCGATGGTGCTATTACATCTGCTAAAATTGCCGATGGAACTATTATTGCCGCTGATATTAGTGATAATTATATAACTGAGGTTAAATTAGCTAGGGATATTTCATATAATGGTGTATTAAAAGTACAAGATATTAGTGGTGGTAGCTTTAATTCCCAAGTAGCAAATAAATTGTATGTGGATCAAAAAAATGGTATTATGCCAACAAGTGCGCCTGCTAATCCAGTTGCGGGCACATTTTATTTTGATAGCTCTACTAAAACCTTATATATACATGATGGTACTAGTGGTTTTAAAAGTATTATATTAAGTTAAAATTCTTTCTTGTAAATTTTGAAGGTCTTCTTCGCTTCCAACTGTAAAATCTGTCATTTGAGCCCGGCAAAACGCACAACAAGGCTCTCTATATTGACTTGTATTATTCATAATTTGTATAATACATGGCGCGCAAAACTCGTGATTACAATTTAACTTTACTAAACGGTGTTTACCCTTAGAATCGTAGCAAATCTGACATTCGCATTCTTCCAAATCTTCTAATTTATCACTTAAAATTAGTTGCGCATTAATAGCAAACTTTCTCTCAGAATCTTGAGGAAAATGTGTTTGGGCTTGTGTTGCTACTAGCGCTTGCGCTAGCGGGTCATTGCTATCAACTAGTTCAGGTAAATCATCATTATTATTATCATTATTATGATTATTGGTATGAATGTTATTTACAATATTCACAAAATTTAAAAAGTCTGTTTCGTCGTTTTCGTTTATTGTTATTTCATTCATCAAGACATTTGCCATGAGTATTCTATTAAACAAGAAATTCTCATTTAAAGAGGATGGGTATACAAAAGAATTTTCATCAATTGTTCTGGTACCTAATCTATCAGTATACCATCCTAGTCCACTATCTTGTTGTTCATTATATAATTCCCAGTCAGCTGTATACACTTCGGGTGACCAGAAATATTCCATTATTTTATTTATTGTTTCATCGATTGTGTCAAAAACAGTTCCATACTTTTTCCTACAAAACCCATTAACGATTTCAATGTGAAACTTATGAATAAAATCTTCGAATGCTGTTAACTTGTCTTCTTCATCCGTCTCTAATAATTCCTCCTTCTTTTTATACAACTCGTGGTCGAAAATTCGCAAAGTTACGTGGTTACAATTGTGGACGTGATGGCCTACACTTCTACAATGTGAGCAATAATACGGAGTTGTATTGCGTAAACTTTGTATTAAATTTATAGCGTTATCTGATAATATATTATTATATATATGAGATGAAGTATTATTATTAATTATAGGTGCTACCTGAGATGCTCCTCTATTTTCTGCGCTGGAATTTTCGTTAAAAGACGACATTTATTAAATATTATAATTACAATTTTAAGTAATTAAAATATTTCACTTTTTTTATAAATTTTCTTGTTTTTCAAATATTTTTTCGAGTTCATCCAATTGTGCTTTTGTATTTACTCCAATGGTTTCGTGATGATTTTCTTTTTCAATGTTATACATTTCGATATTGACTTTTTCATTATTTTTAATGATTTCTAAAATATCTGTTAAATAATACTCTTTTTGCGCATTGTTGTTTTTCAAATGGGGTAAATATTCACATAATATTTGACAATCAAACGTGTAAATTCCGCAATTGACTTTTTGTATTTTTCGTTCTTCTTCACTAGAATCTTTTTCTTCGACGATTTTTTCGAAAAATAATAAATTGTCAATTTCAGTTTCGACGATTCTTCCGTAACCGTGCGGATTTAAAAAAATAGCAGTCATTAACCGCGCATTTGAAACATTTTTTACCATATTGTACATTAATTCAGCGCTTAACAAAGGAACATCTCCTGATAAAATTAACGCGTTATGATTTGTGTATTTATTTAATTCTTTAATACAACATTGTATTGCGTGACCTGTTCCTAATGGGTTAGGTTGGTCTATAAATGTTATCACATCTGTGTCTAAATATTCCGCGATTGTTTTCTCTATTATTTCCCTATATTTTCCTACGACAATAAGTATTCTATCAATTTTATGTTTTTTTTCTAGAATTCTTAATTTCATTAGTAAGTGAACAATCATTGGTATTTTACCTATTTTATGTAGTACTTTTGGTAAATCAGAATCCATTCTTTTACCTAATCCTCCAGCCATTATTACTACTACAAGACCTTTTTCCATTTTATATATTTAGAAATTATTATTATTTTAAATTATTTTAAATTATTTTAAATTATTATTATTATAATTTGTTTTTATAATATATATGTCAACTTTAAATTCAGCAAATGATGATTATGATCGCGATTCGTTTAAATCAGCAAATGATGATTCTGACCGTGATTCTTTTCATTCAATAAATACTAATTTGCCGGATTTTGTAAATGATAATTCTGATTTAAATGAATACATTGGCAAAAGCACAATTGGTTCTGATAATGAGAATTCAAGTGATGAAGAAAAAGAAGAAGGTAATTCGGCTTCTGGTTTTACAAAACCGTCATCATGGAGTAGCAGATTCACTAGAAGAATTAGAAATTTAGCTACAATACGTGATACAAGACTAGCAGGATCAAATGTTTTTGTTTTGAAGAATGGTATAAACATACCAAAAAAGCCAGAAAATTATTTCAGAGCAAATGTAATTGATATGAATACGGATACTAGAGAATATAATGTTCGTGATACGGATGGTAATGTATATGAAAAAATAAGTGAAACACAAATAATATTTGACGTTCTTGAATTTATAGAACTTTTAAAAACATATCCAAAAAGTAATATAAGAAATTTGTTTGGTATAGACTATCCAGATGTTAATATGATGGATCGAGATAATTATGATATAATACATAACTATATATACAAACCAAGAACTCCTTGGGCGGCAAGGAACAAAACACGAAAGGTTTTAAGCGCTGTTTTGCCAATAGAAAGTTATGGAAGACCAAAAAGAGAATTAATAATTTATGTAATGCACGAAATTAATTCTCCGGAAAAAAATCAAACAAAGGCAGGTGAAAAAGATAGTCGTCACAATATATGGTTAAGAGCTCAGCTACTTTCGATTGATAAAGTTGCTATGTATGGTCAATTGAGATTAAAATACAGAATTCAGTATCACAATTCACCAAAGATTAAAGAACTTTATAATAGGACTTTTCAATTAGAAAATGATGAAAAGACATATGGTTCACAGATAATAACAGAAAAACAATATTATGAATTTATTCAGTACACTGCTTTAAGAGAGACTGAAAAAAATGATCATAAAACATCAGACAATTTGGCATCTTTAGGTGGTAAAAGAAAGAGAACAAGAAAACAAAAAAACAAAATAAGGAAAAATACAAAAAAAGGTCGCGTGTTATTTAAAATTAGTAAAAAAAGTAGAAAACTCTAATTTTGCTCTGCTTTTTTTACAAAGTTATAAAAAGCAGAAAATATATATAATTATGAGTTAAAGCTTAAATATCATTTACATATAATCTAGTATATGAATTCTTCAATATATAAAATTTACGTAAATGACCGGAATTACACAAAATGGTCATTATCTGAAACGGCAAATTTCCAGCCTATTACAATAGACAATTTTAATCCAATTGAGCACAAATTGTTTTCAAATGACGTGTTTTCTATTGTTCCCAATAATACAAATAATAATAATGAAAATAATGAAAATAATGAAAATAATAATTCATGTATAAATTTAGTTCATTCATCGATAAGAACGACTACATCTATGCCTGGAGTATTAATGATTGAAGGTAATAAAACATTTGGCAGAAAAAATGGAAAATTACTTTACAAATGTGTTCCAGACGATATGAGAATACCCGCATTTTTGGTTCCATATGAAATTAAAAATGTCGGGTTTTCTAAGGTTTTCGTTAATTTATATGTGACTTTTTCATTTGTAGACTGGGACGATAAGCACCCACATGGAATTTTAACAAACGTTATTGGTGCCGTTAATGAACTTGATAATTTTTATGAATACCAACTTCATTGTAAAAGTTTGAATGCTTCGATTCAAAAGTTTCAAAAAGATACTACAAACGCTTTAAAAACGGCCACACATGACGATTTTATTGAAAGCATTAAAACAAAATATGATTCTATTGTAGATAGAACAAATCAAAAGGAATGGACTATTTTTACTATTGACCCACAAAATAGCACTGATTTTGATGATGGATTTAGTATAAAAGATATAGATGGTACTATAACACAATTAAGCATATACATATCTAACGTGACAATATGGATGGATGTTTTGAACTTATGGGATTCGTTTTCGCAACGAATTTCGACGATTTATTTGCCGGATAGGAAGCGCCCAATGTTGCCTACCGTTTTGTCTGATTGTTTATGTAGCTTACAAGAAAAATCTACACGAATTGCGTTTACGATGGATATTTTTATCAAAGACGGCACAATCATTGATACAAAATATAGCAATTGTTTGATTCGTGTTTTTAAAAATTACACTTATGAGCAGAAAGAACTTATTGAAAATAGTCATTACATTAAATTACTTGAAACCACAAAATTGTTGGCGAAACAATACAAATATATTAATAACGTAAGAAATAGTCATGAAGTTGTCTGCTATTTAATGATACTAATGAACTACAATTGTGCCAAGGAGATGATTAAATTTAAAACCGGAATTTTCCGTTCTACTATTATGAAAAGGGAAGTTTCTGTCCCGGATTCTGTCCCGGATGATGTCGGAAAATTTATTAAAATATGGAATAGTGCGTGTGGTCAATATATTGATATATCAATGGAAGGGGATATTATTACGCGTCACGATTTGCTTGATATGGACGCATATATACATATTACAAGTCCTATTCGGCGTCTGGTTGATTTACTGAATATTATTAAATTTCAAAAAATTATGAGTTTAATTGAATTATCATCTAACGTAGATTCTTTTTATGAAAAATGGGTTAATAATTTGGAATACATCAATGTTACAATGAGGTCTATTCGAAAGGTACAGATTGATTGTTCTTTACTTGATTTATGCGCAAAACATCCTAATATTATGGACAAAGAATATGATGGTTTTGTATTCGATAAATTGATAAGAAATGATGGATTATATCAATTTATAGTATTTTTACCCGAACTGAAATTGGCTTCACGTATTACATTGCGTGAAAATATTGATAATTTTAATACACGAAAATTTAAATTATATTTATTTAATGACGAGGATAGTTTTAAGAAGAAAATTCGACTACATTTGCTTTAAGTTTAATTCAATGTACTATGAATCGTTTCTTGGATTAATTTAATTTTTTTTTCTAACCATTCATAATTATTTTTTTGTATATTTTTCAGTTCTTCGATATTATCCAATAAATATTTACATTTATGGATAGCATCTTCCCAATTTTTTTCTAAAATAAATTGGGGTATATCGTTGTTATAAAAAAATGTGTCCTTAAATTCGTTTTCATCACATACAATTACTGGAATACTTCCTGATAAAATTGCTTCATAAATTCTGAAACAATCTATTCTGACATTTCCTCGTCCATTTGGAACAAATATAGTATCATTATAAATATTAAACATTTCTTGTGGATTAAGTTTATTCCCAAAAAAACCATCCTTAAAATTTTGTGAAAATTTACATATTAGTTCTGTTCTATCTCTTTTCATATTTCCAATAAATGACCATTTATATTTTCTTTTTAATAATGGTTTAATTTGAAAATTTAATGGATTTTTATTATCAAACATCCCTGTCATATATCCTAAAGGTATTTGTATAATATTATTATAATTATTATATGGATAATGATGAAAATGATGCTGATGTAAAAAAAGTTTTGTATACGCTGCTAAATGTGTATATTCCGGTTTATTACCGAATTCATCTGATAAATGTACTATTATTAACGGTTTAATTCTTAAAACTATATTTAATATTTCAATAAACCCATAATGGTTCGATGAAAATACTAATATGTTATTGTTAATAATTTTATCTTCATCATATAATTTGATTTTTATTTGTTCTTTTTCCAGATACATTATATCATAATCTATTTTGTTAAATAATATTTTTATATAATCTTTTTCCCAAGAAGCATAATTGTCATAAATTAATCTTATTTTTGACATATTAAATATATTTAATATAATTATTAGATATATTTAATGTATTAAATGGTTATCATATGAAAACAAAACTCCCAACTTTATTTTAATTTCTTTACTTTCTCTGTCTTGCTCTTTTTGTTCTCTTTTTATTGCCTTGTTTTCTGCGTATTGTCTTTTTTTTTCTAATAACGCCTCCTTGAGAAAAGCGATTATTTTGAACACCTGGTGGGAATCTTGTGGGTGGATAAAACCTATTTTCCCTAGAAATAGGTGGATATCCTGGTGGGAATAATGTGGTTTGTTGAAGTGGACGAGGATTATAAAAAATATCTTCTCTAGAAGGTGGTCCTAACATAGAAGGTGGTCCTAACATAGAAGGTGGTCCTGGTGGAGGAAATTGATAAGGATCCATATACATAAATATAATATAATTATAATTTTCTAAATATAATTATAATTTTATAGATATGATTTATTATTTATGATTTATCAATGGTAACTTCCTTAGCGATTTTTTTTAAAATTTTAGTGTTGTTTGCGTCATTGTTTGAGCATACAGCTTGTATCATTATGTGCGAATAAACATCCGCTTTGTGTGATTTACTACTTGCACATTCAGGATTTTTATTTTTCCATTCTTTAACCATCTTACTATTTTTAGTTGCAATATCTTCAATAGCTTTTAAAACTTTGTGATTATTTTCGTTTTCTTTTTCCCATTTATCATCGTCTTTCACATACATTGTATCTCGTTTTGAATCACTACAATGAACTGGACGTTCGGTTACATCAAGGGCATTTAAGTTTTTAATTATTATTTTAGATAGACCCTCTACATATCCTATTTTTGCCACATTTTCAAGGTCACTTAACTGCAACTTAATGGAATCGACAAAATCATTAATATTCATTGCGTTTTTACACGTTTCATTCAAGAAAAATTGTAGGTTAAATGTCTTGTTATGACTATTCACATTACTGTTACTAATTGTATTATTATTAATGGTATTATCTTTCTTTACAATTTCTAGTATTAAACTTTTGAATTCTTGATTTTCTTTAATTAAATAATTAATTAAATCTTCATTTTTATCAGGATCAGTATTTTTTAAAAATGGACATTTTTTTTTATGTATAAATAAACTCTGACGATGCTTATATTCTTTACCACATTCGCAAATATGACCATTTAATGGTAAGGCATTTTCGGCATTTTCGGCATTAAATTTGTCAACATTTGTCAACATTTTGTCAACATTTTTATGTTTCAATGTCAATAAATGTTTGTCATAATTAGATTTTTTAGAGCATTTAAAATCACAAATATCGCAAACAAATATCTCGGCATTTTTTGGCATTTTTTTGTCAGTCATTGTCAGTATATATATTACAAAATATATATTATTCCTAAATTCTTTTTTATTAAAATACTTAAAAAAATTTTTTTTATCGTAACAAATTGAAAAATTTTTTAAAAGTCATGAGACGCTAAAAATTTTTATGGTCTCGTCGAAGGGTTTTCCCAAGACCTTTTGGACTTTTGCAAAAATGGACATTTATTTTTGTCCATTTTTTGTTTGGCTCGACGACTTTTGAAAAACATATGTTAAAATTTACAAGTTTTAATATAATAAATTTCCCAAGTAACTTAAAGAAACTTTAAATTTTTAACTTTTATCAATTGTTACTTCCTTGGCAATTTTCTTTAAAATTTTAGCGTTATTCGCATCATTGTTCGAGCAAACGGCTTGTATCATTATGTGTGAATAAACATCCGCTTTATGGGATTTGCTACTTGCACATTCGGGATTCTTATGTTTCCATTCTTTAACCATCTTACTGTTTTTATTTGCAATATCTTCAATGGCCTTTAAAACCTTGTGATTATCTTCACTTTCCTTTTCCCATTTATCTTCGTCTTTCACATACATCGTATCTCGTTTTGAATCACTACAATGAACTGGGCGCTCCGTGACATCTAGGTCATTTAAGTTTTTTATTATTATTTTAGAGAGACCCTCTACATATCCTATTTTTGCTACATTTTCAAGATCACTTAATTGCAATTTAATGGAATCTACAAACTCGTTAATGTTCATTGCGTTTTTACATGTTTCATTCAAGAAAAATTGCAAGTTAAATGTCTTGTTATGACTATTCACAATACTATTACTAATTGTATTATTATTGTTATTGTTAATTGTATTATCTTTCTTTACAATTTCGAGTATCAAACTTTTGAATTCCTGATTTTCTTTTAGTAAATAATTAATTAATTCTTCGTTTTTACCCGGATCTGTTTTATTGGTATTTTCAATATTTATGATTTCACATTTTTTTTTGTGACGCCATAGGCCTGAATAATCTTTATATTTTTTCCCACATAAGCATTCCAATGTGGGGATTTTTGGGGATATTTTGGGATTTTGGGATTGAAAAACATTGCTAGTGTGTTTGTTCGTGTTAATGTGTTTATTATAATCTTTTTTATTACATGTATTGTAATCACATATTTCGCAACAATAAAATAAGGGATTTTTAGGGACAAAAATATTGCTAATCATTGCTATATATTGCTAAAACAAAATAAAATCTAAATTCTTTTTAATTAAAATACTTTAAAATTATAAAAAATAAAAAAAATTATCGTCACAAATTGAAAAATTTGGAAAAAGGGTTGATACGCTAAAAAAAATTATGGTCACAACGAAGAGTTTTCCCAAGACCTTTTGGACTTTTGCAAAAATGGACATTTATTTTTGTCCATTTTTTGATTGGCCCACCGACTTTTGAAAAACATATGTTAAATTTACAAGTTTTAATATAATAAATTTCCCAAGTAACTTAAAGAAAATGGGATTGTTAATTTCCTTTAAATATGACCTCTTTTTAATTGATTAATATGTTCCTGATTTCTTGATTCGTCATCATAAACATATTCACCTACAAATCTATAATCATCTTCTTCAAATCCTATTGGAAAATTTCTACACTTATCTCCTTCTATTTTATTAAAAGAAGCATGAATCATGCAATTATCTTTAAATATTGGATAAATTATATCTTTTAAAAAATGTTGATCATAACAATAATTACTTTTTTGAACAAATTCGTTAATTTTTTCACTCCAGTTTACAATAGATTTTTTCATTCCGAACATACCTCCTTGAATTGGATATAAATGCCACGGATGGTCCCTCATAATATGACATACAAAATCAGATTTTAACCATTCATCTACTGCTAATTTCTCACGTAATAAAATTTTTGTATCAACGTCTCTTGATAAATTAACTTCAACATCAGGATAATCTATTGATTCAAAACGCCACATCATAGGTTTAACTATAGTTAAATCACCACTTTTATATATAATTCGCACATTATCAAATTGTTTTAATTTTTCAATTGTTTGTTTTGGAACAGTTTCTTCATGAACATAAAACCAGCATTGAAAATCAGGATAAAATTCTTTTGCTAATTTTACTTGTCTTATTGAACCAATTAAATAAATTGATTTATTACCCCATAAACTAAAAGAAATTACTTTCATGTAATTATTATATTATTATTATATTTATATAATTTATATAATTTATATAATTTATATAATTATATTATTATATTGAATTGTATATGTGTATTAAAATTCAAAAACAAATTAAAAACGTATAACTATACTAATGTATAATTAATGGCACATATTTGTGAATATTATTACAAAATCGAACGGCAAAATGGTTCTGTTAGTAAGTTAAAGAGAGAAGAATTTCGTAATTGCATTGAAGAATATTACGATGACTTTTTAACAAACGAGATTTATTCAATTTCAAAGATATATAAATTGAAGGAAACAAATAAGAGGTTTAAAATGACGTTGTTTACTACTGAATATAATTTTGAGCCGGAAGATTATATTGAGCATTATAGAAGTTTATCAGAAGACATATATGGTGTTAAGACATTAAATGAATTTGATATTGTAATTATTGAAAAATTTAATTAGTTTTTAATATTCATAATATTTTGCATGGTTGCAGACATTTTGGCATGATTAAATGATTTATTAGTTTGTGTATTTATTTTACGAATTTTATCCGGATATTTATTATTATTTTTGTTGTTTTGAGAAATAATTAGCTGTTTTTTATTGTATTCATTTACCAAATCATTGTGGTTAATTTTTTCGCTAATTAATGTGCCGTTTTTTGCTTTTTGAAATAATTCTTGTCTTTTAATTGAACATGGTTTACATAAACATCCTAAATCTATGTAATGATTATTATCTATATTGGGTAAGTATTGATTTTCTAAACATATTTTTAAATAAACGTCATATTGTTCTTTTGTATATGTTTCAAAATAACTAGTTACTTTTGATTCCCATGTGTTTAAATATTCGTTTCTTTCTTTTTCGCTATAATAATAGGATAAATATTTACATTTTTTAATAGAGTCTAATAAATTTGAAGGAATTTTATATATTTTTTTAAAATTATCGTATAATTTTCCAATAATCTTGTTAGTAGTTTGATAATCATTTATAATGACAATTTCATATCCTAATAAAGATGTTAATATTTTGTTCCATTCACTTGAATCTTTCAATCTTAATTTAATATAATGAATATTATTAACAACCTGATATAAATATTTTTTGTTGAAATCAAAATTGTCTAATTTTGGAATATTATATAACTCAGTGTAATAATCATTATAGGGTAAATAAGGAAAAATAGAATTAAACCGATTAATAATTTTATCAATATTGTAGTTGTTGATATTTTCTTCTGAATTATTGAAATGTTGGCACGCTAAATTTTCAAAAAAATCTGATATATTTCTCTCAATTTGGGTTCTATAAATGTCAATTACGTAAACATTTTTACCAATGTATTTGTTATATTGAATAATTTCATTAATACTTATATTTTGAATTCCGGTAAAAAATTTCAGCATTATTTCATCATGAATGTGAATTATACTAAATGTATTTGAAAGTGAAATTCTTAAAGATGATACTAAACTAGTTGATCCTACTTTAGGCGGTGTGTATACAAAAATAATATTTTTTTTTGTCTCAATTTTGTTTATACTCAAATTAAATATTTTATCATTAGCTTTCTTAATTTCATCTATTTTTTTAAAAAAATCTGGGTTCATCTAATATATTATTATATTAGTATAATAATAATATAATATATTAGATATAATTTATATTTATTATTTAACTAAATGGAAGCAATTGTAGCGCTTGATTTAAATAATGGAATTTCAAAAAATGGTGTTATACCATGGAATTCAAAAAAAGACATGATTCATTTTTATAAAAAAACTATTGGAAATATTGTAATAATGGGTAAAAATACCTATTTTTCAATACCAGAAGAACGAAGACCTTTAAAAAATAGATTAAATGTTGTTTTAACAACCCATCCGCAGTTGTATCAAGATATTAGTAATTCGGCAGTTATTTTTACTAATGATGACAGTATACACATTGATATTTTAAATAGTCAAGAAAAATATAGAAATGTATATCCGTTTTTACATGAAAACTTTAAAGTATTCTTAATTGGAGGAAAACAAATATATGAAAAATTAATTCCATATTGTCATACAATCTGGCTAACACAAATTAAAAAAGATTATAATTGTGATTTGTTTTTGAAAAATGCGTACAATTTTAATAACAAAATGATGGTTACTGAAATTGAGAATGACGACGAGTTAGTAATATATAAATATGAACGTTTTTAATTAAAATTAATTTTAAGACGATGTATCATTAATAAAGTGTTTATTCATGTATTTTTGTAAAGTGAAATAAGTAAGCTTATCATCATCTGATATACCTAGCAATGATTTTAACTTCTCATCTGGTAATATGAATTTTTTATTTGCCTGATTTTGTAGATTATTGTCTTTTATATAAGAACTAAGCGCACTAGTAACTTCTGTTCTTGCGATTTTAGTTCCCTCTTCCTTATTCATAAAAGCGCATAATTCCTTTGTGATTTTAGTTGGCGTAGCAAACCCAGATGGCTTTTTATTTCCCTTGTTTTTATTTTTATTAACTTGAGTTTGTAGCGTCTTCATTTGTTTCTTAACATTTTTCTCTACGTTTTTAAGTTGCTGTTGGATTGTGTTTATTTGAATTCTGAATTGAGATAAACTATCAATAATATTTTCAAATTCATTAAAAATATTGTTGGTTTCGCTTAGATATAGTTCGTTTTTATTTGATTTGCTCATTTTATATACTATATTATCAAGTAAACTTTAAATATGTTTATAAAAATAATTATATTTCATAAACATAGTTTATTTCTTAGATTTTCTTGTCTTTCTTGATTTTCTAGATTTCTTAGACTTTCTTGATTTTTTAGATTTCTTAGACTTTCTAGATTTCTTAGACTTTCTACTTTTTTTAGATTTTACTCTTCTTTTACCACCTTTTCCGCTTGGTTCATCTTCTGAACTATCATCATCTTCATCATTCGAAGAATCATCTTTTGTTTCTTCTTCTTCTTTTTTGGATTTTTCTTCTTTTTTGGATTCTTTTGGTTCTTTTTCTGGTTCTTTTTCTTCTTTTTTGGATTCGTCATCAGAGTCATCATCAGTTTGTGAATCATAATCTAATGTACCACCTTTCTTTTTCATCATATTTTTACAAATAGGACATTTACATTCCATTTTATGTCCGTTTGATTTTTTAGAATTATTCTGCTTTTTGTCTTCTTTAACATTTTTGTTATTTTTACTCTTTTTTTTTAAATCTTTATACATCATATTTTTACAAATAGGACATTTACACTCCATTTTATGACCATTTGACTTTTTACCTCCTATTGAAGTAACTTCTGTCTCGTCATCCTGCGTATTTTCCTCACTCTTTACGTTACTCATTATAATATAAATGTATATTATAAGTTTTTAAAAATATTATTTTATATAAATTATTTTTATATAAAATTAAATTATTCTAAATAATATAAATTTAAGTTCTTGTTTTATTTCCCTTAACTATGGTAGTCCATTCACCAGTCTTTTGAGTTGCCTTTGGTTGCTTATCATTTGGTTGCTTGTCCTTTGGTTGCTTGTCCTTTGGTTGCTTGTCCTTTGGTTGCTTGTCCTTATATTGTCTAGGTTTCTTACTAGAATCATAGGAAACAGGCACTTGTCTAGACATCTTTACGGGTTCAGATGATTCCTCATCCTTGTCTTTATTATAAGTGTTTCTTGACATCTTAAACTCTCTTCGAGTCTCACACATTAGCTTACCACCATTAATTCCTAAAACACTAGTAGCTTGAAACTTATGGGACTCATTTTGAGTAGGACTCAAAGTAAACGAAATATACTCTCCTTGAACTAAATATTTATATTGCTCACTTGACACGCCAATTGCGCTGTGATGAACGAAAACATCGCTTCCCGCTTGTGCTCCGTCAGTAATAGAAATAAAACCATAACCGGCCTTATTATTAAACCACTTTACGCGGCCAGTAAAACGTTCAGAAGCATTTGTTCCTGCGGATTGTGTAACAGAATCTGTAGTAGATGACATTGTTATTATAATTTACTAAAATGAAATACCTTTATATGGTTTTGACAATATATTTATTTTTGAGTTATATAATAAATATGAGAAAGGATAAAACGCTCAACGTCTTCCGGTTTGGATACATCAATGTCAGATTCGTTAATATTTTTAAAATCAAAAAAATCAATATTATTTTCAGTAACATACTCAAAAAAAGGCACTAAATTTATGTATTCTGGTTCTTCAATCGTTTTTAAATCAATGTTTTCATTTTTTGCAATATTAAAAATATATTTAAAAATTAATAATGCAATATATTTTGTCTTTTTGCTTTCTGTTTGAGGTATTTTGTTTACCATTTGAAAAATATTATAGACAGATTTGATATATTCTTCGGTATACTTTGGCATTTAATTAATACAAATATTATATTTATATTATTTATACACATAAAGTATTATTTTACAATTCACAAATTGCGATTTTATCAATTTCTCTCTTGAATATTTCAAATAACTTATGATAATATGGTTTTTCTTCAAACTCTATAGATCGAACAAATTTTATATACTCTATTAAAATAGGTGGTATTTTAGAATTATATATTACATTTGCTTTCATTTCTTTAATTAATGTGTGATCGGATGAATCAATTTTTTGCCAATCCAGCTGACCTAAATAAAAATAAATTAACATGTACCCGAGCGATTCTAAGTCATCTCTTCTACTTAATTCCATAAAATTATGTGCGTTTACACTTGCGTAAGTAGGAGTACCTATAAGAGAGCTAGTTTTCTTCATTTCCATGTGTTTTTCATTATTTAAATAACTTTTACATAGACCAAAATCAATAATATTTATTTTTTTATTTGTGTCGGTTAAACTCAGAAGAAAGTTGTCGGGTTTTATGTCTCTATGTATTAAACCTGCTTCGTGAATCGTTAGCAAAAGGTCTAATACATTTATTCCAATTTGCAGCGTTGTTTTGAGAGAAAACGTACCTTTTTGTTCTTTTATCGCCTCTAACGATTCACCTAACAAATTGAGAACCATATAATAGTTTTGGTTATCTTTACCGTACCATTTGACTTCTGGAATACCTGGTTTATTTGATAAATATTGGTAAATAGTAGTTTCGTTTTTAAGTAATTTAGTTCCGTTATTTATAGGTTCAACTTTTATTGCTACTTTTTCTTCTGTTCTCACGTTTATACCTTGATAAATTGAACCAAATGACCCAGAACCGATTAAATCTAATAATATATATTTTTTCCCAATTAACGCAGTCATTGTGAATTCTAGATAAAAATAGAAAGATAATTTTAAATATATTTTATTATTAATGTAATAATAAAATATTATCTAATATGATAATTGAATTAGTTTCTTCTGCGTCTAGTATTACGTTTGCGGTTAAGTGTCCTTCGTTTTTTTGATTTACCACCACGACCAGACCTTCCTTGGTAACCATAATCACTAAGCCTACCGGATGAAGTATTATTAGAATTACTAAAAGAATTATTATTAGAATAAGATTGTCTCATATTATTTGCGTCATTCGCACTACCTTGATATCCTTGACTCCAAGAGTTATATCTGCTATCAGCACCTGGTGCGGCATCATTCATTCTAAGTTGCCCTAAACTTCGAGGATCGGGGTTTTTTCTTGACATATATATTATATAAAATATTTTTTCTTATAAAAACCAAAGGTTTACACATAAAGTGACTGATTTGTAACAACGTATTTTAACGTTAGATTGGGTATATCTCTTAGTTTACTTAAGAACGCAATATTGCCTGTCAGTTCAGCGATTTTTTCCATTTCACACGAAATATTATTTATCTTCAATAATGCCTTGACAAATTCACCTAAAAATATACCTTTATCGTATTCTAAACGCTGTAAAACAAGCTTACATTCTTCTACGCAATTCGCGCAGCACCATTCTTCGACATAGTTTAACAAATCATATTGAATATAATAATCTGCGCCAGTTTTAACGCCCATATTTGTCTCATTGTCTTCATATTCATTATACATTTTTGCTACTTTACATACAATATCTTTAAGTTCATTGTCATCTGTGTATGGAGTAAAATCTTGGAAACTTTCTTCCACCGAAATATTTGTAAAACAGCTAAATAATGAGACTAACTGTTTTGACGACAAATGGTCGATTGATTTGTCTTCTAATAAGCCGGCAAATACGAGACATTGAACTTCTCTTAATTGTGACGCCATTTTGCCTTTCAATGTTATAATTAGTTTTGCTGCTTCACTTTTTACTTCGTTATCTGTTTCGCTTTTTACTTCGTTAGAGTATTCAATAAATCCATCATCTTCCAGAAAATTTATTACTTTATTCACGTCATTATTAATATAATTCTCTATACTGTCTTCTCTTAAATGTAGCTCATTTAATTCCTTTTGTTTCAGATTATACTTATTGAATATAATAACGTCTTGTTCTACGGATTGATGTTCATCCTTAATTTTTTGTATTTCCTTGTCCATCTCTTTTCGCTTCTTGTTAGCATAACTATCTTTATTAATAAATAATTCAGAAAACCTTTCGACGACAGATTGAGGCGTTTTCAAGTTTTCAACGCATGCTTTTAACCTTTCGCATTCTTTATTACACGCTTCAATTTCAATTAATACTTGTCTCATTTTGCCTTGTAAATCGCCTGTTATCATACTTTTTTTCGCAAAATCAACTAAATTATTGTCTCCATTATCGATTAAATTTAGTAACAAATTGTATGAGATTTTGAACTTTGATGTTAGTGTCTGTGGCTTCCCATTCATCATAGTTTTGTATGCGGTGGCACTCGTTTCGCGAAAGAGGTTGTTTAAGTGTATCACATGACCTACTGTGTCAAGACCAAGTCTGCCCGCTCTGCCACTACATTGAAAATACTCATGTGATTGCAAAGTACGAAGATTTTTACCGTCATGTTTATAAATATCAGTAAACAAACAACAGCGTACTGGTAAATTTATACCAACACTCATGGTTTCGGTACAAAATAATATCTTTATATATCCTTTGGAAAACAATATTTCTGTCATTTCCCTTAATACAGACATTAACCCTGCGTGATGTATTCCAATACCTTTTCTAAGTAATTTCACAGTATTTATGTATTCTGGTAAAATTAAATATTCTTTATAATTAGGCAATTTTCTTATAATTTGGTCGCATTCACGGTCAATAATATGAGGTACTTTTGAATCAATTTCAAGTAAATTAGTAGTTACTTCATGGGCACATATTTCTAATTGTTTTCTTGAAAAAACATAACATAAAGCAGGTAACATTTCTTTTTCAACCAAATATTCAGAAACCTTATTTAATACATTTTGTCTCTTTACTCTTATATCATTGTCGTCAAATAATTTCAACATTTTATTCATTGTTGAGTAATTTTGGTCATTAAACACATTATTCGCATCTTGGATGATGAATGGTTTATCAATGTTTCGTTTTATTTCGTCCTGTGTTGTTTTGTCTTTAAATACCTTGTTAACACCTGATGCTGTGATGAAACTATAATGTATAAGAGGAATTGCTCTGATAAGTTTCTTTGTTAGATAGACAATTTTGTCATCATTTTTTTCTTCTATAATATTTGTGTTTGTGTTTCTGTTTTCTATCCATTGTGCAAATTTTTCAGGATTATCTAATGTAGCTGATAATCCAATAATTTGAATATTTTTAGGTAACATCATTAAAGTTTGCTCCCAAATGTGACCCCTATTTTCGTCACAAATAAAATGAATTTCATCAAATACAACACATGCTAACTCATTTACAATATCCATATCAAATGATGTCGCATTATTCACACAATTTGTTCCGCTTTTAATTTGATATAGTTTATTCAGTAAAATTTCTGTTGTCATTATTAGAACACTCGCATTAGGATTAGTCTTTATATCGCCTGTAATTAATCCAATGCTAATATTCTCGTATTTTTTTGTAAAAGTGTGAAATTTTTCATTCGAGAGAGCCTTTATTGGACAAGTATAAATAACTTTTTTTCCTTGTGACGCAAAATAATCTATAGCAAATTCGCCTGGTAACGTTTTACCTGTTCCTGTTGGTGCAGTTATAAGTACATGTTGTCCTTCGACAATACCTTCAATTGCATATTTCTGAAAAATATGTAATGGGAATTTAAATTTCTCAAAGTGTTCCTTATATTTCTTTTCATTTTCAGAAAGATAATTATTAATGTCACATATTTTAACCATTTGTTTTACTATATATTTTATAGTTTTATTTTTATGTTGTTTGGTAATTTAATATAATTTTCTGAAAGTTTAAATAGTTTAGGAAAATAGTATAAATATTTTATTGTGTATAATATATATATAATTATGCCGAAACTGTGTGGATATGAAAATTGTAGAAATGTATCAAGTTATGGAATAAATTGTGAACCTATTAGATGCAAAAAACATAAGGATGATAATATGAAATTATCAAGTTCTTTATGTAAATGTGGTAAGCAACCAAGTTATAATTTAAAAGGATTAACTGCTAAATTTTGTTCAGATTGTAAGCCTGAAAATGCTATTGATGTAAAAAATAAAAAATGTAATTTTGAAAGTTGCAATAAAACACCTAATTATAACTATGCTAATGAACTAAATGCTATATATTGTAAAACGCATAGCCTTGAAAATATGATTGATATTAATCATAAAAGATGTAATTATAATGAATGTAGTAAAATACCTAGTTTTAATTATGAAGGTGAGAAAGCACCTATTAGATGTTTTATACATAGAGAACCTGAAATGATAAATTTTTTTTTTAAAAAATGTTGTTATTTAAATTGTAAAACAACAGCTTATTTTAACTATGATAATGAAAAAAAACCGATTTATTGTTCTTTGCATAAAGAAGAAAATATGATTAATATTATTAGTAAAATTTGTATACATCCAAATTGTAAAGTTACACCTTCGTATAATTATGAAAATGAAAAAACGCCTATTTATTGTAATTTACATAAAATAAATCAAATGGTTAATGTAAAAAGTAAATATTGTTTATATTCTGATTGTAACTTAAAAGCTAGTTTTAATTATATAAATGAAAAAAGTCCGCTTTATTGCGCAAAACATAAATTTGAAAATATGGAAAATATATTATGTAATAAATGTTTACATGAAGGATGTAAAACACAACCTTTTTTTAATTATAATGGTGAAACCAGTGGAAAATATTGTATAAAACACAAGACATCAAGTATGATAGATGTTGTTGCTCAAAAATGTAAAGCAGATAATTGTCAAACTAGAGCAAACAAAAACTATAAAGATTATTGTACCAATTGCTACCAACATTTGTTCCCTTTAGATCCATTGACTTTCCAAATTCGTTGCAAAACGAAAGAAATAGCAGTCCGTGACTTCATCAACACAAAATTCGAAGGGTTTCAACACGATAAGCCATTATGGTATAATGAGAGTGCTTGTGATTGCACTACTAAACGCAGAATAGACCACCGAAAATTAATTAACGGTACATTATTATGTATAGAAACTGACGAAAATCAACACAAAAGTTATTCAAAGGCAGATGAAGAGGCCCGATATAACGATGTATTCATGGCATATGGTGGAAAATTTATATTCATTCGTTTCAACCCTGACAAGTACAAGGATGAAAACGGAAAGTCCTGTAACCCAATGCTTTTTAATCGCCTTATTGTTCTAGAAGAGGAAATAAATAAACAGATTCAAAGAATAGAAAAAGATGAAAATAATGATTTGCTAGAAGTTATTGAGTTGTATTATGATAAAAATTCTTAAAAAATATTAAAAACATAACGTGTATTAATATAATATGGATAATCATATAATAACAATTTTACAAAATTTTCAAAAACCAGAAGCAAGTTTTTTACAAGATAAAGAATGTCTAATATGCTTAGAACCAATCGATTTAGAAGCGTTAAAAATAGTTAAATTGCCTTGTGGGTGTTCTAATTCAGTATATCATATCGATTGTATACTAAAATTATTACATTCGGGTAAAAATAAAAATTTTTGTCCTCATTGTAAAACCATTTATGAAATTCCTTTACAACAAACACAACAAACAGTAGCAAGACATCAAGTGTTACCATACAATGTATTAAATACAGAAATACTGCCACCAAATCAGCAAATACATAATTTACGAATAAAAATTTTTACAAAAATAGTGATGTTTCATATTTTAACAAATTCAATAATGAATATTAATAGTATAATTATATCAAAAATTTGTGCTGACTATAATGGTTATGAAGTATTACAAGTACTAATGTTATTTTATTTTATGAAATTATTTTTTAATTATTGTATGATATGTTATGCGAAAAATACTTTTGACAAAATAGAAGATTGTTTAATTTATAGTTATACTTTTCAAACAGTATTATTTTTTACATTAATTTATATATTAACTAAAATAAAAAATGATAATAATTCAACATTTTTATTAGTTAATAATTTGTTTTTCAGTTTTATTGATGTGACATTTCGAATAATTAGAGAACATAAAATGAATAATACTGTAAATGTAATTGAATAATTCTTATCAAAATAGGTTTTTTTAAATAAAAATAGAATATAATTATATGAATAAAAATATTTTTTACAACTCATTAATCTTATCTATTGTAATACAAGTATTAACAGGTTTAATAGAGTTTATCGCATTATTAGTTAAAATTCCATATGAATTTAATCTTTTAAAACAATTATTAGTATTGGAATTTATAGTTCAAATTATTGAAGGAACATTTTATATCTGGTTATTTTATAATTTTAATAATGTTGTAAATGCTACACCCAATCGATATTTTGATTGGGCTATAACTACCCCCACTATGTTAATTCAGTTAATTTTTTATTTGATTTATTTACACAATAAAAATAATGGAACGACTGAACAATTAGACTTTTTTAAATTATTTGATGAAAATTTAATAACTATAATACAAGTTATATTACTCAATTGGTTAATGTTATTATTTGGATATTTAGGTGAGATTAATGTAATTCCAATGTTATTAGGTACAATATTAGGATTTATACCATTTTTGATTTATTATTATATAATTTATATAAATTACGCAACATTAAGTGAAACAGGATGGAAAATATTTTTGTATTTCTTCTTTTTCTGGTCTTTGTATGGTGTCGTTTCCGCAATGCCATATTATATAAAAAATACAATTTATAATATTTTAGATTTATTTGCGAAAAATTTCTTTGGAATTTTCTTATCTTATCTTATTTTTTCTGGACAGTATTAATTTTTATTCTGTAATTTCATCTAATACTTTTGAATATTCGACAATTTTATCGTATAACTGTTTTATTTCCTTTTCAATATCCTTTTGGTTACCATAGAGAGTTTTAATTTGAACCCTGCTGTCGCAATATCCCAAGTTAATTACACTAATATTAATGTGTATAGGGCCGTTTTTACACTGTTTTTTTGCCCAAAATATGTCTTCGCCTACAGTATACCCGAACGCTACGAACCCTCTTAGAAAATCTGGCAAGAATAGCTCGATGTCCTGCTTTTTCGTAAAACAATGAAACGCTACTGGTTTCATATTTCGATAAAGATGGGCGTTAAGACGAAGATTGATCATTATTACATAAACTTTTTACACTTCACGAAAAATAAAAAAGTAATTCAATTTTTTATTTTAATATTTTTATATTATATAAATGGATAGTGAAGGTAATCCGTTACAAATGGGTAAATATTATAGACTACCAAATCTACCCGGTGTTATTTCTTTCCATAACCGTCCATCACAATATATAGGTTTAAATGGTCATGAACCTGGTTCATATTTGTTTAAAAAGAAACAACTAAATGGTGAAAATAGAATAGAAGAAAGACGAATTGATACGGAACAACAACGTCCAACTCTGTATCCTTATGTATCTTTAACAGATGATGAATTTGAAATAGATGGAGGAAAAAGGAAATCTAAAAGGAAATCAAAGAAATCTAAAAGAAAATCTAAGAAATCTAAAAGGAAATCTAGAAGAAATTAATTTATAAATAGTAAAGATAAAGATAATTTTATTTCATATTTGTGTCTAAAAACACGACATATTTACTGTGTCCGATTTCACAAAGCTTATATATTTCACTTAAATGATTTACTTCTTCTACTTGTATATAAAACCCTCTCCTAAAATAATAATAAAATCCGTCATGTTCAATCTCTTCCCATTTATCGTTAATTGGGATAGGATAGGACACTGGACCTACATGATTTACTTGCTCACGTAACATGACGATTATATTTTTAATTATTTGAAATCTGGATTCAAAATCAATAAATTTAGTTTTTTCTAAAAAATCCGTGGTTTCGTTCACAAAATCATATTCATTTAATTGTCCTGATTTTATTCTGCCATTGAGCTTACCAATAATATATTGGAATAAATTAAATAATTTTTTTGGGTGTTCAATTAGAATTTCAAAAATCTCCTTAAAACTTTTAATATTTGGGAAATCAATATAAACGTCTATGTCAAATTTTTCTCGAGTAGCCTCCGCGCATAACTCATGAACAAAATTATATAAATTACTATTTATGCTTATACAATCAAAGTTTGGTTCATCGATTTTTACCATATAATGATCTTCGCCAATTATATACCATTCCCATCCAGGTCTTGGGCAAGGAGGCGGACTGGAAATGTAATTGTATGTTCCATTTTTAAAATAATAATACTGCGAATCGTATATTATTTCGTCCCATTCATCATCGTTTTCTCTTTGAATATTTAGCGGTCCAATTACGTTGGTGTTCATTTTATATTTTATGTATATTTAATTATTTTATAAAAAAAGAATTTCAATTTTTTATAAAAAAAGAATCATTGTTTAAATCTTTTATTTGTTTTATTTGGTTGTTTTTAGAATTATTTTATTTGTTTTATTTGGTTGTTTTTAGAATTATTTTATTTGTTTTATTTGGTTGTTTTAGAATTATTTTATTTGTTTTATTTGGTTGTTTTAGAATTATTTTATTTGTTTTATTTGGTTGTTTTAGAATTATTTTATTTGTTTTATTTGGTTGTTTTAGAATTATTTTATTTGGTTGTTTGTTTATTCATCAAAATACTCAACTAGGTCGCCAAGGCATTCGTATAGTTGTGCGTATACACATAGTTCTTGGAAGGCATCTATTGTCGTTAATACAGGTTCATAATGTGCTATTTCAAAATCCATTTTTACTCTCTCTTCGCGGTGTTTTTGATATTCCCATATTTGGCAGACGCGACAATCTTCTCCTTTGTCACAAGGATACCAATAGTCTTCACATGATTCCCAACATCTTCTATTACAGTATTGATGTTGTTCTTCATCAAACACCGCGTTTTTTATATGGGTGCCACAATAATGACAATGAGTTTGGTATTCGATTGCCTCCTCGATGGAAATTTTGTGGCATGCCGCATACTTGGATAGTTGCATTTGTTGTTCCTTGGAGTATTGTTTAAGTAACTCGGTGTCGTCAACACATTGAACGCAGATCCAATTGTTATTATGAGACCTAAGGCGCATCCAATCTGTTTCACAATTGCATTTTTCGCACAGAGATACCTCATTAACGTCATCATAAATTTCTTCATCGAATTGGCTAGCCAAGTTGTTCATTTCGTTATAATCGTATTTGTCGTATTGGTCGTTTTCGTAAATAAGTTTGTTAAAGTGTGTCATGGTACTAAAAGTATATATTTATTATTTTATACATTTCTAAAAAAAATAAAAAAGTATTTCAATTTTTTATTTTTTACAAAATAGTGATTTACATACCAAATACCTAAGGAGAAAGAGTTTTGACTTTAGCTTCATGCAGGAAAAACACGTTTTTTTTGTTTGTTGGTGAATGCCTCAGTGAATCCCTCGGTGTGTGAGTAAATGCCGAAGAAAGCCATAAGAATCAATAAATATGGGAATAATACGAGGAACCATGCCAAATAGGAGAATCCCTTGTCGCACAAACATGCTAGAATAAGAGTCCAAA